CTGCCGAAGCTGGACAACGCCGCTGTGAAGACGGCCGCCGCCGAGTCCGCCTACTACAAGACGGGCGGCTACGGGAAGCCGCTGTACGGCAAGTCCGCGAGCGCGAAGCAGTACCTGGTGGCGAAGGTCGGCCCGACCCTGGCCGTGGGGCACAAGACCTCCGGGGACAAGGCAGCCGAGAAGGCCCAGAAGCAGGCCGCCGAGGCAGCCAAGGTCAAGGCCGCGATGCCGCCGCCGAAGACGCACGTCAAGCCCCCGTCGTCGGAGGCGGGCAAGGGCCCGAACCCTGAGACGGCCGGGAACCTGGGCTACCACTACACCCCGAAGGTTGCCGAGGGTGATCAGCACGGCTGGCCGACTGCGGAGAAGCCTGCGTATGTGAGCAGCCCGGAGCAGCTGGCCGACCTCCAGAAGCACTTGGGCAACGAGGACACCAAGTACGGGTTGGCCGCGCAGAAGGAATTCAAGTGGTCGATCAACAACATGGAAGGCAAGGGCGCAGCGTCGTCCGGCAAGAACGCCCTCTACTCGTACACGGGCAGCAGCTACGGCACGATCAACGAGAAGCTCAACAGCCTGCCGCCGGGCACCCAGAAGACGGGCTCCCCGCAGATCTCCTCGATCGATGCCGCGTTCGCCGCGTCCCCGCCACTGGAGGGTGACGTCATTCTGTACCGGGGCTTCGCCAGCCCGGAGAGCGTGTTCAAGTCGGGCAAGTGGAACCCGGTGAACGTGGCCGGGACGGAGTGGACGCAGCGGTCCTACTCGTCGACGTCGGGGCAGTTGTCCACGGCGCAGAGTTTCGCCGGTTACAACGGTGTGGTCATGCGGGTCATCATCCCGAAGGAGATGAAGGTCAAGGGGATCAACGCGAAGGGTGGCCAGCACCCGGGCGAGAACGAGATCATCCTTGAGCGTGGTGTCCGCTATCGGGTGATCGCGGACTACGGCAAGGGGCCGAGTGACAATCGTCGGTATATCGATGTGATGGTGGTGCCGAGTCCTTATGACAAGCCTGAGTGAGGCCGCGACGCCGAAGACGTCGGCCGCGAAGCGTAATCAGTCGGCGATGGAGACGGTGGCGGATGTGACTGTGCCGGTGTGGAAGCCTGCGAGCAGGTCCGGGAAGCTGGGCAAAAAGAAGGGTTGACAGGAGCGTCAAGCGGCGTCTACTATTGGTCTACAAGCACACGACAGACCAACAGCGGAGGCCACCATGAAGCTCGACAGCATCGGCAACGAGATCAAGTTCGACGCCACCTACGGCACCACAGCCGCGTTCGTCCTGATCCTCGACGGCGAGCCCACCATGCGCATCTACTGCGACATGGCCGACACCGAGAAGACCATCAAGATCGCCGACGCCGACGGTAACCACGTCCTGGAGACCAAGGGCCGATTCACCACCTACACCAAGCTCCTGGAAGACGGCGACGGCGGCCCCCTCGGCACCGAGGTCCGCGTTGACCGCAAGTCGGTCTACGGCTACATCCTGCCCCGCCTGCACGTCATGCTCGGCCGCCTGCTCCGCGCGGCTGCCTGAACCAACCAACCAGAGCCCCGGCCATCCGGCCGGGGCTTCTCTGGCATCCAAGGAGGAACCCGTCATGAGTACCGACATCATCAGCGACCTGTGCGAACGCCTGGACCTGCTCCGCCTGCGCAACAACATCGTTTTCGGCGTGCTCGACCCCTTGCCGCGCGGCTTCGTGCCGCATGCCGAGTCTCTGGCGCGCGGGCTGCTTGCCGAAGATCAGGACGCCGTGCATGTGGTGCGCGCCCTGATCGACCCGGCTGAGCTGTCTCTGACCTCGTTCTGGCTGTCCCCGCTGGGGAGGTTGCTGTTCGCGGTGGGCGGCTATCCGAGGGAGACGGTTCCCCAGGGGGTTGCTGCGGCCGTGCTGGGCTGCTCCCGGCAGTGGGTCAACGCGATGATCGCGAAGGGGAAGCTGCCTCCGGCCGCGAAGGACCGGGAGGTCTACTACCAGCATGTTCGGGCCATGGTGAAGGCCAAGCTTGAAAGCTTGACGGACTAGTCAAGTAACTGTATGCTTTAGACATACAGAAACGGAGTTGCCTGTGAACAGTCGCGATGCCCTCGCCCAGATCCAAACACTCGTCAGCCATCTGAACGACCACGACCGCGACCGGCTGCTCAGGGACCTGAACGCCGCACCCGAACTGGAAGAAGCCGACTTCGCCGACATCGAAGACGACGCCGACGACCGCGACCCAGCCAATTGGTAAAGGAAGCCCGCCCGTGAAGAACAACTCCCTGGACGCCGACAAGCGCCTCGGCATCATGATCGGCCTCGCCTACGGCGACGCCCTCGGCCGACCCCTCGAATTCGCCACCAAAGACGCCATCCACAAGCTCGACCCGTTCCGCAAGCAGGTCGGCATCAACACCAGCCACCAGGGAATCGTCACCGACGACACCCAGATGAGCATCGCCGTCGCCCGCGCCGCCCGCACCCACGGCCGCCCCAACCCGGGCCACCTCACCGACGCGTACGTCCGCGAATTCATCCGCTGGGACCGCGACCCCAAGAGTCACGACGGCCGCCGCGCACCCGGCATCACCTGCGTTACCGCCGTCAAGCGTCTGAGGTCCGGGCAGGGCTGGCTGATCGCTACCGACACCAACTCCAAGGGCAACGGCGCGAACATGCGCGTATCCCCGCTGGCGCTGCGGACCGACTGGACCTGGGATGAGATGGCCGCCGCCGCCCAGATGCAGGCCGCCATCACCCACGGCCACGCCACCGCCCTCGCCGCCGCCAACCTGACCGCCGCCGCCGTCCGCATGCTCCTGGAAGGCGTGGCCCGCCCCAATGAGCAGTTCCTCGACCACCTGATCGCATACGCCTGGGATCAGCGCAGCACCTACCACGCGGAATGGCTCGGCCCGCTATGGCAGTCCCGCACCCGGACGAACGTACCGATCCGGCCCGCCGGATCAACTGTCCGGGTCGGCGGACTGGCCACCCTGCCGCTGAACTGGTGGGACGACGCGGCGGGTGTCCGCCCCGCGCCTCGCCCGGCCCGCAGGCCCGTCAAGGCCCCCGAGCAATTCATCGAACGAGGCTGGGACAAGGTCATCGACACCCTGGAGGGAATCCGCCTCACCGTCCGGGACGGTCGGCAGGACCCGTGCAAGACCGGCGGGGAAGGGTGGGTCGCCGAAGAGGCGTTGGCCACCGCCCTGCACGCGCTGCTCTGCTTCAAGGACAACCCGGCTGACGCCCTCCGCCGGGCAGCGTTCACCTCCGGCGACTCCGACAGCATCGCCTCGATCACCGGGGCGCTGTGCGGTGCCGCGTACGGACTGAAGGCGTTCCCTGCGCACTGGCTTGGCAACATCGAGTACCGCAACACCCTGGAGGGGCTGACCGGTGACCTGACCCGGGCTGCCCGACCCTGTTGAGCGCCGGGGAGTGGGTGGCCACGGCCGTCGTTCTGCTCCTGGCTGTAGCCCTCATTCACGGCAGTGGACGACGGTAAGCCCCTCAAGCCTCAGCCCCCCTACCCGACGGGTAGGGGGGCTGTACTATGTGCGCCGACAGAAGGGAGGACATCATGCGCAAGTTCCTGAACGCTATCTGCCTCGCCGCCGACCTTGCCCCCGGCGTCACGCTAGCCATCGCCGGGATAGCCGTCATGGTAGGCGGCATGACCGGGACGCTATGGCTCTGATCTGCTGGCCCTGCGGCATGCTGTTCTCTTGCCCCGAACGCGACCCCATCGAGGACCCCATGAGTCTTGTCTACGGAAGCAGCGAACACGCCGCCGCAGTCACCCAGGGCCGTCACCCCGAAATCCGCGACGGACTCCAGTGGCTCACCTACCGCCACCTTCCGCCCGCCCTTCAGATCTACGCCGACCCGTTCTACGAAGCCGCCGTCCACACGATCGAGAACATCACCACCGACTCCGCCGAGCTGAAGACGGCCATCAACAGTCTGATCGACGCGAAGGACTCGGCCATGCGCGCCGGAATCCGCCACGACACCGGCCGCGCCGGATCAGTGCCGCGCCCGCAAACGGTGGTGGACCCGCCGAAGCTGAGCTGACGCCGTATCCTGAGCAGCAAACCGAGGAGGGGCTGCATGGGGACCGCTTGGCAGATGCCGATCGCCGTTATCGGAAAACCGACCGGCGACGGCCGCCAGTTCGACGAAGGTGCCCTAGGGCATCGGGACCTGCCGCTGCCCTTCCGGTACGTGGCCACCGACTCCGGCGGGCACAACAACGCCGTCATCGTCGGGCACATCTCGAAGATCGGCCGCGAGAAGGACGGGATGCTCCCCGCCAAGGGCGAGTTCTACGACGACGACGCCTGGCCCGAAGACGTCCGCGAGGCGGCCACGGCCGCGCGGATGTTCGTGCAGAACAAGGTGATCGGCCCGTCCGTCGACCTGGATCAGCAGGAGATGGAGCACGTCCCGGAGCCCAAGGCGTACGCCGCGTGGAAGAAGGAGCAGGCCGGGAAGCTGAAGGCCGCGAAGCTGGCCCACGCGGGCGCATCAGGTAGTGACTGCGGCTGCTCTGCTGCTCCGGTGATGGCGGAGGAGGCGTACGACGGGCCCCGCCTGAAGATGATCCGGTCCGGCCGCCTCGCCTCGGCGACGCTCGTGCACATCCCCGCCTTCGCTGAACTGTCCGGTCACGCGAAGCTGACGCCGATCGACTCGTCCGATCCGAACGTCGACGGCACCACCTCGTCGGCGGTGATCGCGGGCGCGGAAACGGTGGTCGACTGGTCGGCGGTCGAGTGGGACGCCAAGATCGAAAACGACGGGCAGATGGCCATCTGCAAGGACAAGAGCGGCAAGCAGGTCGCCTGCGACGACGACGAGATGGCCGAGACCGTCATCCCCAACCGCAAGACCAAGAAGAAGCCGAACGTCGACGGCTCGCAGGACACCCAGGAGATGGCCCAGGAGGTGGGCGAGTCCGACGAGGAGTTCGCCGCCCGCAAGCGCCTGCCCAACCGGGGCAAGGAGGCTCCCGAGCCTGCCGGAGACGGCGAGCAGGGGCAGGGCGGCGGCGGCATCGGCGGAGGCACCTACGCCACGGACGACCAGATCAACCAGGAAGGCCGGGAGAAAATGGCCGCGCTCATGGCGGGGGCCGCCCCGACCGCACCGCCCAAGGAATGGTTCGACGACCCGAAGCTGGACGGCCCCACCGCCCTGCACATCGAGGACGACGGCCGCGTATACGGGCACGTAGCCGTCTGGGACACCTGCCACGTCGGCATCGGCGACTCGTGCGTGAAGCCCCCCAAGACCCTCACCTCCTACGCGTACTTCCACACCGGCGAGGTGAAGACCAGCGACGGCTCCCGCGTCGCCGTGGGCCGCCTGACGTACGGCGGCGGCCACGCAGCCCCCAACCTGGGCTACCGGGCCGCCGCAGAGCACTACGACCGCACCTCCAGCACCGGCGCATATGTGCGCGCGGGCGAGGACCAGTACGGCATCTGGGTGTCGGGGATGCTCGCCCCGGACGCCGACGAATCGGCGATCTTCAAGATGCGGGCCGCACCCCTGTCCGGAGACTGGCGGCGGGTCGGCGGGAACCTGGAGATGGTCGCCGCACTGCACGTCAACACGGCGGGCTTCCCCATCCCCCGGGCCATGGCCGCCTCCATCGACGGTGGCGTACTGGACGCGGCCACGAGCGAGCAGGACGCCTTCAGCCTCGTCGCCGCCGGGGTTCTGCCCCGCGTCATCGACGAAGACACGACCGGCACGGAAACGGCCCCCATGGACATGGAGGCGCTGGGCCGGGCGGTCGCCCGGGGAATGCTGGCCGAGAACGAGGCCATCGCTCAGCGGGCCGCACAGCAGGCTGAATGGCGTGAGCTGGTGGCGGCAGCCCAGCAGGACTCGGCCGTCGCCGATTACGATGAGGCCATGGGCGCGCTTCTGGTCGCCCTGGTGGAGTAGGAGGAGGTTCCCCCCGATGGGCTGTAACTGTGGTGGTGGCGGGTCAGGTCTCGGCAACTACGTGGTGAAGGACGCGAACGGCAACGTTCTGAAGACCTTCACCGCCGTGAAGGAGACCGAGGCCAAGGTGTTCGCGGCGAAGACGCCCGGTGCCACCTGGGCCAAGCTGAGCTGACACGACGAGAGGCCCGCACCCGACTTCCCTGGGTGCGGGCCTCTCGCTGTTCGGAGTGCTAGCAGCTACCCCGGTTGCCGGGCAGGTTGCCGGACGAATCCGTTCCCGCGCCCGTGTAGTAGAACGACTTCACG